CTGCAATCTTTAAGAAACACTCACCAATGTAGTTCGGTATCTGTGGTTCTTTCTTTCCATTTTTCTCTGCCTCATCACATGCTCTCTTGTATTCAACAAGAGCAGCCAGAAAGTCGGCATTATTTACATAATGTTTTGTTTTTTTATCACTCATAATTCATCCTTATTTGCCTTATATTTTGCTTGACATTGCTCTTGACAAGTGTTACAGTAGCGGTGTTCCGTTTGATAGTAATTCATTAGTTACCTTCTCCAGTAACCTGTTTACTCTCTTACGATATTCAAATCCCAAAATCGAAACCTTCGTACCGTCTTTGTAAGGCGGCACTCTACTTGTTGATGTGTATTGTTCTGAGGTCAAATCAATCAGTTTGCCGTTTAAGTCAACTGCCCACCAATGATATATTCCCTCATCGTCAATCGCACGATATAACTTAATGTTCTTGGTACCAAATACTTTCTGCAAGCAACCAGAAGCATTATGACAATGACCAAAAGTAATGTTTGTAGAATTGCGTTCTACCCATTTCTTTGGCAATAAATCTGATGTGAGATTATCTTTAATGATATCACTCACCATTTGTAAATTGTTTTCATTGTATTCCAAAATCATTAGTGTAACCTACTTTTCTTCTTTTGTTCCAAGATGATTTCGATTTCTTCATCAGTAATATTATCTTCTTCACCAATATCAAAAAAGTCGTCATCATCTTCGTCATCAGCATCCATCATTTCTTTAAATCGTTGACCTAAATGTTCATGTTCTTCCATAGCATGTAAGTTGGTCTTATGTGCTACATTGTCATAATACTCAACTAAATCATCTTTTGGTTCAATGACTGTTAATATGTCAGATGTGTAGATAGTTGCTATATTACTCTTAATTAGTTCAATTGGCAACCATGGCATCATCATCATTACCGTACCTTGAGTGGTTCGTTTAAAAATTAAGTGCATTGGGTTATCCAATAACACCAAATCACCTTCATTATCTTCGGTCATTCCTGCAATGATATCTTCACCACTTTGCAGTCTAACAATTCGTACCGTATTATTTGTCGTTTGTTCCATTTTTCAGCTCGATATTGTAGAATTTGTAATTGAATTTTTCTTCGTCATAAATTTTGACACGCTCAATGAAATGTTTTAAAGTAAAATTGGTAAATTTACCAATTCTAAAATCATCAGCTATATCAAATAAAGTTGCTTCATCTTTGTTGTCACCAATTCGTAACCCACGACCTATCGATTGTAGATTGCGAACTCTGGACTTGGAAGGACTGGCGAATATAATGTTATGTAAATTGCGGATATTAACGCCAGTAGAAAAAGTGCCATAAGAGGCAACAATGATAGCATCTTTTTCTTTTTCTGTGATAGAACGAACAGATTCCCTAATTTCAACATCGGTGCCACCAAATACAAAAAACACATGCCTTTTACCTGCATGATTTTTGATGTTAGCATGTAATTCTTTTCCATGTTTCTCCACATACTGAAATAATATTAATGTATTGCCTTCTAAAGACAATGTTAGATTTCGAATGAAATCATTTCTGTATTGGTTTCTTACGATAAAATCCATTTCATCGTTATAGTCCCAAGTTTTGGCCTGTTTACATATCTCGTCTGCATACTTTAAAACCAAACACTTGATTTTAAAGCTCGCAAGTTGGCCCTTTTCAATCAACTCGGAAGTAGATGTTGCTTTGTAAACAGGCCCAAAAAGTCCTTCTAATACTAAACGGTGTGTCTGTGTGCCGTCTAATGTACCAGTAGTACCTATTCTATATTTAGCGTTAGAACAACCAGATAAAATCGTTGTTAGTGATTTGGCCTTGAATTGGTGTGCTTCGTCACCTAATACAAAATCAAATTGTTCAAACCATTCACCTTCGTTTTTATAGATTGACTGCCATGTTGTGATAGTCAAAAATTTACGAGTGTGTTTTTCTTTGCCTGCATATTGTCTATGGCAATATTCTTCTGAATCATAACCATAGTCCTCAAAGTCTTTATACATTTGTTCAACCAATGATGTAGTTGGAACAATTAACAAACCACGCTTTTGCGTTTGTTGCAAATAACAAACTATAAGATAGAGGATTAGAGATTTACCTGAAGCGGTAGGAGATAACAGAAGGATTCGTCTGTTACGGATTGCGTGAACAAAAGATTTTAATTGATAGTCTCTTACCTCATGTTGCAAGTTTAGTGTATCAACAAACTCTTTTGCTTCTACTAAAGAAAATTCATCAGCAGAAATTACATCATTATCAACATCAAGTTTATAATCCCGTTCTTTACAAAATTTTTGAATGTAAGGAACAAGACCATGATATATTGTAAAACTTCTTAGGTCAGCAAGTCTAATTTTGCCATCCCAAACACGACTTTTAAAAGCAGGCGTGAACTGGTAACCTGGAACATAGAATGTAAAGTAATCGCTCAATTCTTGAGCAATACTTCGGTCACATTCAAATTGAATGTATGCCTCATTCTTTTTATGTAGTGTTAAATCAGACACCTTGAATGAATCTTTCCCATGCTATAAAATCTCTCAACTGAAATGTTCGAGAGTTTAACTCTTTCATTATACTTTGACAGATATCAACCACTTCATCATGTGATGCTTTGATAGCAATATACTTGTTGATATCCTCATCGCTCTCCAAATATGTAGTAATATCGGATTTGAGAACAAAAGGAAATGGTTCCCAACCATACTTCTTTAGTTGGTCATCATCTAACTTCCCTGTATAGTATTCCCATTTTAACTTTTTCATTCTGTTATATTTGAATTCGGCTTCTTTCGAAAGCAAACGATGCCTTGAAAGTATGTTCAAATACTTACTGTGTAATTTGGGAATGTCGAGAAGAGCTTTGCCTGGTTCGGTACGGTCTATGTCCGAATCTTTGCGCCATTCTTCAAGTAAATCATCAATATGTTTCATAAAATAAATCCTCCTATAAAGAGGAGTATATCACAACATTGGCAACAATGTCAAGCGTTTTTAGAAAAGTTTTTCGATATCGTAGTAACTATACCTGAATGTAGCATCAGCACTCATTGGTGAATCTGGCGAATCACCAGTATTCATAACGAATGTGGACAGGGTAGTTGGGAAACAATCGTAAAATTTAAATTTGTATAATGGTAAATTTGCCGAAGATAGAATGGTAATAGCGGCATCTGAAAACTGTGGGAATTTAGCATCAGATTCTGCCAATCTATTTGCAAGAGTAGGCAATTTTTTATATTCATTGAAATTACTAGGGAAAGTCATTGCACGAATCCAATCGTGAATTTCAATCCATGATTTCATTTCTTCATCAATCATAAAAGTGACTGAGATTAAATCGTAAATTGCCTTTTCGCCTGGAGAATAAATGTCAACAAATGGATTGTTGATAACGGCTTCAGACAAAGAGATACCAGGAACACCTACTGTCTGGCAGAAGTATTGAACATTCGGTAACCTAGAAAAGTTTAACTGAAACTTATTAGGTTGTAGAAAGTTTGGATTAGATGGATTTCTAGTGAGTGCTGTCATGATGGTATTTATGCTCCATAAAAAAAGGCCCACCGAAGTGGGCCTTTTGAGTTTTGAACAGTCTCTATTATAGTTATTATATTGAGACTGTTTGTGATTACATCAAGTTCGCAACTTTGAACGCACGGTAGTAGTTGTTAGACAATACTGATAGTGCGCCTGAACCTTGAGTAGTTCCTTCTGCAAATGGGTTTGCAACTAAGCCGTAGCGAGTTTTGAAACCGATTTTTGGTTGGAAGTTACCGGTGTCAACTGCACGAACCATTTGTAACGGTACATATGGGCAGTAGAACAAACCAGCGTCATAAGCGTTAGAACCCTTATAACCAACAACTGCAAATTCTCTTGTTGAAGAAGTTGGAGCATATGGGTCAATATACACTTTGATACGACCGAACAAGGTACCTGCAAAGGTGTTACCTGTATCGTCAACAGTTAGGTTAACTTGGCCATTCAATGCAGATTGATAGTCAAGGATACCAGCCATTGCAAGAGCAGATGCAACATCAGATGAACAAATCATGATGTTACCTTTACCACGGCGAGTTGTCTTAGCGATAGTGTTAGCTTCACGCTCGATTTGGAATGCCAAACCTTTAACTTTTTCAACCATCCAACGACCGTTAGAGTCGGTGTCTAAGTCGAATGTACCAGCAGTAGTTGTACCTACTTGAGCACCAGTCTTAGCAGTACCGTAGATTGTGCGAACAACTTCACGGTTAATTTCAGCAAGAATTTCAGCAGACAAGATGTTTGCTAATTCTGTTTCTGCATCTAAACCATGAACTGCTTTCAAGTCTTGAGCAAGTTCAAGTGAGTATTCTGCCTTCAAAGCACGAGTCTTTGCAGTTACAGTAACTTTCTCAATTGAGAATGCCATTTCGTTGAAAGTTAAATCTTCAGCAGCAGCTGTTGCTAGACCTGCTTGTGCAGCAGCATTAGCAACGAATGTGTTAGCAGCAGCGGAACCAACTGCTAATGTAGTTTGAGCAGCTTTAACACCACCGAAACCAGTGTTTGCTTCGTCAAACATTGCTTCAACGCCTGTACCAACTGTTGCATTGGTATACATTGAACGCATTGCGAAAATCAAACCTGTTGGACCTGTCATTGGCTGAACACCGCATACATCGTAAGCGATTAAGTTAGGCAATGAACGGCGAACCAAACTGATTAAGATTGGGTCGAAACCAGCAACTGGACCAGTAGCAGTTGCACCGCCACCGAAACCACCTGTACCAGCAGCGTTTGCTGGAGGTGCTTCATTTAGAATTGAACCGGCTTTAATCATCTCTTGAGCTTGATTTTCAAGCACAACAGCTGTTACGGCTCTGCGATATGGGTCTTTGATAGAAGGCAAGTCAGCGTGGTCTAATACGCCTTCCCACTTCTTTTGTAATGATTCGGACAAATACATATTTTTTCTCCTAGAGTGTTTTACTAATTAAACTTTGGTTTTGGAAATTGCTTGAGATACAGCAGCAACGAATGGGTCATTAATGACTTTCTTTTCGTCCGTATCTTCGACTTGCTCGTGTAGTTGTTTCTCATTGGCCTTTTTCATGCCAGATGGAAAATAGTTCTCACGGATTGTTTCAAGCTTCTCTTTGTATTCGTCCTCTGTGGAGAATTCAACACTCTCTGCGAGTGATTTGATTTTTTCAGCTTGAGTGGCTGTGAGGCCTTCTGTAACTTCACGGGTCATTTCATTCTTGCGAGACTCGACTAACGCTTTAGCGAAAGACATGCCACGCTGAATTTCTTCATCAAGTTTGCTTTCAAGTTGTTCAACTTTACCAGCAAGCTCGTCTACTAAATCAACCTTTTCAGCAGGAACATCAATATAGTGTTCTGCAAATAGGTTACGCAAACCAGCAATGAAATCTTCTGTTAGTTCTGAACGAAGACCAGAATCGATAGCGATTTCGTTCTCTTCCATCCATTGTTGAACAACATATGATAGATAGTCATCAACCTTTTCGGTCAAGTCTGCTTTGATGGCCTCAACTGCTTCTTCAAGCATGCCTGCATACTTAACTTCGGTTTCTTCTTCAATTTGTGCAACTCGGTCCATGACACGAGCTTCGAAAATTGTAGAAGCTTTAGTTTTGAATTCTTCTGAGATGGTAGAATCATCAGCAAAAAGAGCATCAATATCTGCTTTTACTTTGCCTTTTAATTCATCATCGATTGCTGTTTCATCTTCAGCAATAATTTCTTCACCATCAACTTCTGTGTTTTCCATTTTAGCGGAAGCATTAGAAGCTTTAGTTGTAGGTGCAGTAGCAGACTTAGCGGCTTTAGTAGCGTCAATTTTTTGAGAATTGTCGTCTGGTTTACCATTTTGTGGTGTTGGACCACCCAAGTCTACTGGGGTAGCATCGGCT